AATTAGAAAAGGAGCGTTTAGGTCTATAGTAATTATATCGAGCGCATTAGCAATAGTGCGCTTTATTATAATTATTTAACTTAACTAGAGGATATATTATGTTTAATTCAAGATGCTACATTAGCCCAAGCCTAGAGGAAAAATTAGGCAATGATTTTTATCGAGTAAAAAACGATATAAACGGCAATCCAAGATATGTAACTCACTTTCACGCATTCCTAAATGATAACGAGTTCGGCACTGGTTCTTATGAGCTAGCCAAGAAACGCGCGAATAGTCTAGGCTTTAGAGTTTATCGTGGCAAAGACTTTGGCGGTGGTTTTGTTTGCCAGTCTTACAACCTAGAAAATGACATTGAGCGCATTTTAGAGCTAAGAGGATTTGAAATAGATTTAGTGGCATAGTTAATTCATCGAGCCTATTAGCAATAGTAGGCTTTATTGGATTAATTACACTTAGAGGAAATAAAATGACTATATACAATAGAAACTGTAACAACTGCGACCACGCTGTACCTGAAAATCATTCTACAGAGTATCCATTCTGTGCTGAATGCTCCGACAGCGATAAGCTAAACGAACTTTTGGTTATGATTACTAGCGACCTTTGGGATTTTATTCCCGAAGATTACAGAGCAACAGTAGAAAACAACCTAAAACAAATGGGGTTATAAGAGGATATACACAATGGAAACTTTAAACATAGAAACAATTAAAGCTAAACAGGAAAGCGATTTTAGAAGTGCTAAGGCAAACATTAACTTCCAGATGCGCGGAGATAATAAATATTATTACGCTAGACAATGTGCAATATTCCATCTAAATGTACAAAATCACGGTTTTGATGATGTTGCAACAAGCTCCAAGATACTGGCTGAGGGAATACGCTTTAACAAGTATTCTATTACACTTGGACATGAATACGGTTACGACCTTAAACGCTTTAATAGTAAAGAAGAAATGTTTGGCTTTGTTATTGGCTACAACCAAGCAGTTGAGCAAATGGAAGCTATACAAAACTATCAGCGAGCCGAAGGAATGCTACCTATTAAACTATAGTTAATTCATCGAGCCTATTGGCAACAGTAGGCTTTATTGGATTAATTACACTAGAGGAAATGACAATGAATACATATATTGAAATAAAAGAGTTAATACCTGTAATACTTGATTTGGGTTGGATTGTTAAGAATGACACTTGGACAGATTGCCCTTATCACATTTACGAGCAACTAGAAGCAGATTACAACTGCGACGCTTTATTTGACTAGAGGATAAATAAAATGACTATATACGATAGAAAATGCAACGCGACACGCTACCTAGCACTCAAACAATGGGAGCGCAAACAATCGAGAAAATCCATTAGAGCGCATCTGTGGCTTGTAGTTGGATTAGGCTTGTATACCTGCTTAGCAATTCAAATTGTGAGGGTAGTGCTATGAGATATGTTGTAGTTTGGTTTACTGACGCAGGGCAACACGCTCTGCGCTTCCCAACCCTTGAGCAGGCTAACAAGTTTAAAGATATTCTAATAGCAGATGAACACGACGAAATATATGTATCAGAGGTTATAAGCGAGGTTAAAAAGTAACCCTTTAGGTTGGTATAGGTAGTACAGAGAATCGCGCTTAGAATGGATTATAGGCGCGTTTTTTCTGCTTCCAATAACCTATTTAGATACCATTTGCACTTTTCTAAGGATTGAACCCCACCTTTATCAAGATAACGCCATAAATACTTTATACAGTTACCTTTGCAATACCCGGCGAATGCTGCACCAGTCATACTCGATTCAATGGCATCAATACATTCTACCCTGCCACTTGCGTAATGCTCAGGGCTGTTTACATCATCAGCCACAATTGCAGGGTGCTTTTTCTGCAAACCTAGCCAATCCTTCTCATTTGCCTGCATACTTACCTCTCAAAAAATTCATTGATACAGGTAATTCATCACACGAACCGTCTTCCACTTCATTTAACAGCCAGATACCCTTCCAAGAGCCATTGGTCTGCGCGCTTAGATAGTCTTCATCGTGTTGGTAGTAAATACCTGAGAACAAACCTAATATATTCTTACCGTCTGCCCTGCGAGCGTAGGCAATATCCCTATCCTGCACATGCCCCATTACACAGGACATCATCTTCTTGGATAGCATATTCCTGGCACTTGATACTGGTCTGCCCATCACCCCACTGGTGAAGTAATGTGAGTAGGCTATCCCATCAATGACTGCTACCTCTAAGAAATCGTAAACCTCAAACCCAAATTCATCAAGTTTAAAATCATGATACCCAATCAGTCCATCTAATTTTGGATCGGTTTCAATAGCGCGTTCAATTCTTTGTTCATGGTTTCCGAGAGTGAATACCAGTCGTGGATTCCACTGCTTGTGCTTGTTCTTAATGAGTCGCTGTTGTTCTTCCCTAATGGGTGCGATGAATGCTTCCATTCCCTTGATGCCTGACTCAATGTCATCTGTGTAGCGTCTGCCCTCAAAGGACTTCTTGCCGATGTCCCATGAACTAAGGCTAGGCATATCAAAATGATCGCCAATATGGATAATAACATCTGGTTTTTTATCAACAGCATATAGTCCTGCCCATCTGAGATGGTCAATAGGTTGGTTAGGTTTAACTTGGGTATCAGGTATTACAAGATGCTTGGTCATTCTCTTACCTCGCGGGGTGTATTATAGTGATTCCTAAAATTAATTCTAATGCTGTTTATCTATACAGTATATACCAAAATGTAATGGTTCGTTGCGGTTACTGGTGAACCAAGCCAGTTACACAGGCTTACGCCTTAACCTAGAGGAGTAACAGTGCTACAGCGACTACTATGCCACTGCCAAATACGATTAACTCAGCGCGCTTGAGCGTGTACTCTTTCTTGAGCCATGTAATCAAGTCCTGTCGAGCTTCTCTGATTTCTGCCTGCGCTTCATCGATAGCTTTATCTGCTGAATCGTGAGCATCTTTGATTGCTTTTTCTACATTCTTCTTAGCCATGTTTCACCTCTTAGAATGGTACATCTTCAGATAGGAAATCATCTTGCTTCTTAGCCTGACCGCCTTCAGTGTAGATAACCTTACAGTTGCCTAGAATAGGTGGTCGCTCTGCACCAGACTCACGCTCTTCTTTGTCCTGAGACTGTGCAATAAAGCCATGATTGCCATACTGATCTTCTTCTACCGGGTTGATAAAGGTAGTCAGGTTTAGATACTTAGCCACTGACCCATCTTTTTTAGTTACTTCTTTGATGCGTGACTTGTCAATCTTTGTCACATCTATAGATACTGAGATTCCTATTTTACTCACCTTAAATTCCTCACTTCTGATTTGATTTCCTCTACGGCTAGGTTTATTTGCTTAGCCAGTTTCTCGATAAACTCTTCATTGCGCTCTACTCTTACAACAAAGGGCTTCATATCAGGGTGGTATGACATAAAGTCCCACCATTCTCTGCCTGTAATATACAAACAACCCTGTACCTGAGCATAGTGCTTACTCGGACATTCGCCCTTTCTGCTCCATGCTATGTGGTTCTTTGGTGCAGGGCATTTAAACTCAACACCCCCATCTTCACCAATCAATCCATCAGGGCTACAACCGAACTCTCCTGAGTCATCTAGTATAAACCCTACTTCTTCTACGTCAACACTGTGCATCAACTCATACATTGCGCGAGCTTCTGGCTCTAACTCTGTGCCTCTCTGCATCCATTCATTAACATAGATTGGCTCTGATTCGCCCAGTATTCTTTCAGCTATCAAGATGTTTATGTATTCATCTGCTGATGCACTAGGCTTCCCTGCCGTAGTGATTAGTTTAGAGAACTGACTAGCACTGGGTCTGCCTAACCTAGCATCTAGCCATTCCTGTGTACCCTGATCAGCTTGAAGTATTTGCAACTTTCTTCTCCAACATTGCTAATGCTCTATCATACTGCGCCACTGACATATCATCTACAGTCTTGCACTTGAACACTTGGCAGAACTTCTTAACATCGCTCTCTGTAGCCTGTAACAATCCCTTTAACTTAGCTGACTGCTCTTCACTAATAGGTGTATCCAATACCGCTAACGGTAGGTCTTCACCTGCGTAGATGTAATGCCCCAATCCAAACATAGCAATACACTTAACTAGACAGCGCATTCTAGCGTCACTCACATCTCTTGATGTTGGGTTTACTACTGCTTTGTTCCTGTTATCCATCACTGGTAGCCACATACGTCTGGTGATACCCTCGATAGTCAACTCTACTTCCACCTCGACAGTGCCATTCTCATCTATTCTAGGCTCAAAGTAACAGTAACTAGCATCAGGATAAAATTTCATCAGCGTTCCCCAAGCATACGCCCAAGAGAGGTACGATAACTGACCCTTCTTCTCGATATGCTTTGATACGTCAATCGCTGACAGTGTTGTCCATACGTTACTCATTATGCACCCCCTAAGATTTGTTGAAATTGTTTCTC